AGAGCACACTCCAATCAACAATCCTTATAAATTATTCTATAACATTTATTATGAGGATACCCCTTATCAATTGTTTGATACTACAGAGTATGAAAACAAAATTGTAAAAGTCATTGTCCGTAAGAAATCTAAACCCAAAGATTTTGAAAAGTTTATTGACAAACTTTATACGGCAGGAATCCAAGATCTCAAAATCGTAGAAAACTTTGATATTCAAGAAAACGAAGACTTTGAGATTGATGAAGAAGAAAATACAATGTCTATTCTAAATCGTTATATTGACGAAGCAGAATTTGAATTTGATAAAAACATTATCAAAGGTATTTTTCAAGATCTTTATCGACAAGCTTGCGAGGTAGAATAAAATGTTTCTCCTTACTCTCAAAGATAGAAAAGACGATGGTGCTTATGCCGTCCAAGATCAATATGGTCATAAAGTTTTATTTCTTTTTGAGGATGAGGATGATGCTACCCGTTATGCTTTGATGCTAGAAGACCAAGAAGAAACTGAAATGGATGTTGTTGAAGTTGACGACGACCTTGCCATAAAGACCTGCAAACTTTATAATTACAAGTATGCGGTCATAACTCCTGACGATATCGTAATTCCTCCTAAAAATGTTGCTATTTCACAAGATTAAAACTAAATAATAATGCTTATGTGTGGTAACTTAAGCAAAAGATTGGAGGCAGAAATGCCTCTTTTCTTGTATAAATAATATTACCACACATAAAGCAGTATGAATAACTATTACACCTACGCATATTTGCGTGAAGACGGCACACCTTATTATATTGGTAAGGGTAGTGGAAAGAGGAAGAGTGTATTACACAGAGGAAGAAGTCGTAAAGTTGTAATCGCAACACCGACAGAAGATAGAATATTGATACTAAAAGAAAACTTGTCTGAAGAAGAAGCATTCAAGCACGAAAAGTATATGATATCTGTGTTTGGTAGAAAAGATTTAGGCACGGGTATTTTGAGGAATATGTCTGATGGTGGTGAGGGTGCTTCAGGACATAAAAAAAGTGAAGAGTGCAAAAGAAATCAGAGTGAATACTTAAAGAATAATAATCCAATGCATAATCTTGAAGTGAGAGAGAGGATGAGGAAATCAAAGATTGGAAGTAAACAATCACAAGAGACCATTAACAAACGAGCAGAAACTATAAGAAACAAAGGAGGGGTGAAACTAACAGAAGAGCAGAAAGATAAGATAAGTAAAGGTAATAAAGGTAAACCAAAGAGTGAGGCACATAAAGATGCTCTGAGAGTCGCTTGGGTAAGAAGGAAAAATAAAACTTGACTTTCGGGGACATAATATCCTATAATAGTTTTACTGAATGGTGCGATTGTGATTACATTTAAGAAAATCCGTTATAAGAATTTTTTAAGTTCCGCCAATCAATTTACAGAAATTGATTTTCTAAAACATAAAACCAATTTAATTATTGGGGCAAATGGAGCAGGGAAGAGCACTTGCCTTGATGCAATTTGTTTTGTTTTATTCAATCGTGCTTTTCGTAAGATTAATAAACCGCAACTCGTCAACACAACCAACGAAAGGGATTGTTTGGTTGAAATTGAGTTTTCTGTAAATAATCGTGATTACCTTGTCCGTCGTGGTATCAAACCATCTCTATTTGATATTGAAGTTAACGGAATTCCTCTCCATAAGGAGGCAGACGACCGAGCCAATCAAAAAATCTTAGAAGAAAATATTCTTAAGGTAGACTTTCGGAGTTTTACGCAGATTGTAATTCTTGGTAGCAGTACTTTTGTACCTTTTATGCAACTTCCGACAGCACATCGTCGTGAAGTGATTGAAGATCTTTTGGATATTCGTATCTTCTCTGCGATGAATAATCTCATCAAAGATAAGATTCGCACTCAGAAAGATCAGGTCAAATCTCTTGAGTTGCGTAAAGAGAATCTTAAGGAAAAGATGAAGATGCAACAAAACTTCATCGATGAGTTGGAGAATCGTGGTAATGCCAATATTAATGCCAACAAGGAAAAGATTGCTAAGTTGGATAAAGAAGTTGGTATTTACCTAACCGATAATACTAAGATTGAGGAGGATGTTTTCAAGTTTACTAAGGAGCAAGAAGAAGTTGTAGGTGCTGGGGATAAGTTAGTAAAACTCAACAATCTTAAAGGTAAAATCTCTCAGAAAGTATCTGCTATTACCAAAGAGCATAAGTTTTTCACTGAAAATACGGTATGCCCTACTTGTACTCAGACGATTGAAGAAGAGTTTCGGTTAAATAGAATTGAAGACGCTCAAAATAAAGCAAAGGAACTCAAGAAGGGTTATGATGACCTGGAAGAGACTATAAAGATAGAACAGGAACGAGAGCGTCAATTCATTGCTCTATCTAAGGAGATTACAAAACTCAACCATGAGATTTCTCAAAACAATACTAGGATTTCCCTCAACCAGAGACAAATCCGAGATCTTGAAACTGAAATTCAAACAATTACCGAACAACTTGAAAACCGAAATACTGAGCATGAGAAACTAGAAGAATTCAAAGAAAATCTCCAAAAAACATTCGAAGACCTCTCAAAGAAAAAAGAAGAAATCGTTTACTACGATTTTGCCTATTCCTTACTCAAGGATGATGGTGTAAAAACGAAGATTATCAAGAAGTATCTTCCTTTCATAAATCAGCAGGTGAATCGTTATCTTCAAATGATGGATTTTTATATTAACTTTGAATTAGATTCTGAATTTAATGAAAGTATTAAATCTCCTATCCACGAGGACTTTTCATACTCCTCATTTTCTGAAGGTGAAAAGGCAAGAATTGATTTGAGTTTGTTGTTTGCTTGGCGTGAAGTAGCAAGAGTCAAAAACTCTGTAAATTGTAATATTCTTTTATTTGATGAAGTTTTCGATTCTTCTCTTGATGGTTTTGGTGCGGATGAGTTTCTCAAAATCATTCGTTATGTTGTTAAAGACACTAATGTTTTTGTAATTTCTCATAAAACAGATCTTCAAGATAAGTTTGATAGCACAATCAAATTTGAAAAGAAAAGTGGATTTTCATATAAAACAGAATTATAACATTTGTATAAATAGTTATAATTCAATTCTCATTTAATTCAGTGTATAGTCTTTATTGTGTAGAAAATAAAATTACAGGGCAAAAATATATCGGTATAACTTCTCTTAAACCTGAAGAGAGGTGGAAGAAACATCAATATGCTTATAAAACTGAAAAAAAGAAAAATGATTGCCCTAGATTTTATAATTCTATTAGAAAATATGGAGTTGAAAATTTTGAATTATCTGTTTTAGAACAGAGTGAAGATGCCTCCTATATTGAAAGTTTAGAAGTAAAATATATTGCTGAAAATAAAGACCTTTTGAATGTATCTCCTGGTGGTGGAGGAATGACTATAAATTCTGGTTGGAAACACTCTCCGGAAACAATAGAAAAGTTAAAAGAAAAAACACCACCTATGCTAGGTAAAAAACACTCTCCAGAAACTATTGAAAAAATGAAAGGTGACCCTAGAAGAAAAAACTCTGGAGAAAGAAATGGGATGTATGGAAAAACTCATAGTGATGAGTTTAAGGAAAATATGAGTTTGAAAATGAGTGAAAACAATCCTATGAAAGGTAAATCACATTCACCCGAAGCAAAAGAGAAAATGAGGCAGGCGGCACTTAAGAGGTGGTCCAATAAATAAAGTGTCCTCCGTTTTGAGAAGGTCAAGGGTTTCTCCCGTATGATGTCCCCATAAGCACAAGACCGATGAAAGTCCCAAATTGGCAGAAACATTCCAAGAAGGAGCAGAAACGGAAACTGAAACCGCAGGCACTCCGACAAGCAAAGGCACGACGCCAAGCACTCAAGAACCGCCTTTCACGGGGCGGTTCTTTTTTATAAATATCTAAAAAGTCTTTATAAAGATGATAGATAAGGAATTTGTAGATTTAAGCAATGCTTATAAACAAATCTATGTTAATGTTGATGGGGATTCAGAAAACGATGTTCAGGAAGAAGTTGATATCTATGATCAGGTTCTAGAATATCTTCTAAATGAAGGATACTCTGAAGAAGAATCTAAACAGATCATGGCAGAAATTATTAATGAGGCGGGTCTAGGTTCTTTAATTAAGGGTGCAAAGGCAGTAGCAGGATTTATTGCAAAAAGAGCAAAAACGCCATTAAGAACTGCAGCTACTGATTCTCTTATTACTAGTACAGCACTAAATCCAGTATCAACTGCTAAAGTTGCAAAAACTATTGCAAAGTCTGCACCATCTCCAGCACCAATAGTTAGAACAGTAAAAGCAACTCCTGTTAGAACTTCTCCAAAAGGTGCAAATAAAATTACAACTAATGTTTGGAATGAACCAACAGCACCTAGTAGTCGTATAAATCCATCCAAACCTTCTGGACCTAAAGTATCTTCTACTAAGGCATTATCTGGTACACCATCTAGACCAGCACTTCCTTCTTCAGGAAAAACATCTGCAAGTGTAAAAGCACCTAAACCAACCTTTAAACCAGAAGCACTTCCTAAAGCAACAAAGTTTGCTGAACCTGGTGGAGCGTTGGTCTCTACGAGATCACCTAAACCAACCTTTAAACCAGAAGCACTTCCTAAAGCAACAAAGTCTGCTGAACCTGCAGGAGCGTTAGTTCGTACAAAGGCACCTAAACCAACCTTTAAACCAGAAGCACTTCCTAAAGTAAAAACAACGGGAGAACCTGGTGGAGCATTAGTTTCTACAAGAGCACCTAAACCAACCTTTAAACCAGAAGCACTTCCTAAAGCAACAAAGTCTGCTGAACCTGCAGGAGCGTTAGTTCGTACAAAGGCACCTAAACCAACATCAAAGACACCTACTTCTGGAGGTGAAAAACCATCTAAAGGTGGTGGTTTGACGCAAACTGTTCGTGCTACTTTATCCCCTGCAGAAAAAACTGGAAATATGAAGTATCCAGGTTTAGAAAAATATGCAACAGGATCATCTTCTTCTGGTGGTCCGTCAAAATCTCCAATTTCTTCTTTATCAAGAAATCTAAAAACAGCAGGAATTGTTGGTACAGCAGCTGCTGGAACCGCAGCAGTTGATCAAGCAATGAAGGGTGAAAAGCGTAGAAGTGATGCGGAATTGAGAAAGAATATAAAAACTAATGTTTACAATACTATTGATGCACCATCTATAGATAAACCGACAGGACAAATTCGTAGTCGCTTAAAAGTTGGTTCTCGTAAGATTGGTTCTACCTTTGATGATGCTTTCAGAGAGGCAAAAAGAAAAGAAAAGGAGGCAAAGAGAATTGGGGATCCAGTTCCAACAACATTCACTTATGGTGGAAAGGAGTACACTACTAAAATGAAAGAAAACGCAATGTATGAAGCAAAAGACGAAACTGAAGAAGGTATTACAGGACTTCCAATTCCAAAGAAAAAAATGAGTCCTAAAAAAAGACATGAATTTGAAAAAAAAAGAAGAGTAGAAAGAAAAAAGCGTGGGGATGATAGAGTTGGAGATACTTTCTCTCAACATAGAATGACTGGTAGTAGAGGACATGGATCTGAATATCAAAATATTCGTTCAGTTCGTGAAGAACTTCTTGTAGACTATCTCCTTGGAGAAGGATTTGCTTCTGATGAAAAGTCAGCACAAGCAATTGCTGGTGCAATGAGTGAAGATTGGGTGCAAAGTATTGTTGAAGGTATGGGTTTAAGTGTTGGTAGTGCTAAATTGATA